ATTGTAAATGATGCGGGCTTTCGGTTTTAACCGTTTGGCGGTGTGACTGAGTAAGCCTGAACCGCCGAATGTATCAATAATCGTCCAGCCTTCGCCATCGCCTTTTATATTCTCATTTAAAACTGTTTCAAAATGTTTAAGAAACATTCGTTTTTGTCCGATAAACGGCAATGGGGCTTGTTTAAAGGTGCTTTGATTTGCCATAGTTTTTCCTTTCTATGGCGTTCCGATGCTCAAGGCATTCTGACACTCAAATCAAATTAACGTGTAGTATTAACGGTTTTGCAACGAGGGCATTTGATTTCTAAATAACCAACTATCCCCACTTTTGCCAATAATTTGTTACAAAATGTGCAACGGATTGCTTTAATTGACTGCATATATTTCTCCTAATCAAAAGATTTGTTACAATCCGCCCGCCTTGCGCAAGGTAGGCGGCGTATGGCTATATGCAGGCTCGTTCTGCGTAGCTGGTAACAACGAGCATTCCTAGTGCCGTTGTTATCGCCGTCTTTTCTTTATTGAATTAAACTTTGTGCAGGGTAAACTATCCTTTTAACTTTTCTCTTTATTAAATATAGCTGCTAGTTGATTTGGACTAAACCGCCAGCCATTTTCCCCACCGCAAATCGCATTAAAACACCACTCACTGCAAAAATATTTTGAGCGTTTTTGTTTGATGCCAAGCACAATCCCTAACGCACCCCACCAGTCATATTTTTTGCCAGAAGTGCGGTCAAAATAGGCTTTGATTTGCGCCTCGGTGACATCGTTGAATGGGATTAAATCCCATTTGGTATTATCGGACACATCAATCTGCTTGCAACGCACGCCGCCGTCTTGCACCGATGATGAGTAGCAGTCATATACTGTCACATGCTCATAATGATATCCGTTACCAAACTCAATACGCTCAATGGCAATCTCGCAATGCGAGTATTGGCCTTTGGTAAAAAATCGAGTGATGCGGTCTGCCATTGCTTTTACTGGCTCTTTTCGCCAGTCGCGCTTGTGTTTGTACATCGCCAAATAAACATTAGCCATTTTGGTATGCCTCCATCAAGTTATCCATTTGCTTGATGATGTCATCATGGATTGATTGCAACTGCTCAAGCGTGAGATTAGGGGCTTGGAGTTCATACTTGCGCATACGTTGGTTGGCAAGCTCCATTTGTAGTTTTTCCAGCCCCGCGGCTTGCGTCAAAATAAGATTTGTAGCTGTTTTATTATCTAGCCCGGCACGTTTAGCAAAATCGGTGATATAACGACTACACTCGCCTTGATAGTTTACAGATTTAAATGCTTCTGCCGCTGCTTGTCGCTCACGATACTCGCTTTCAAATCGAGTCCATGTGCTATATATCGTGGCCGCGTGAGAGTCGATATTTGCAATAAGTTGATTCTGAGTTTCTGCCAAAAGTGCGGTCATTTTTTCGGGTGAAATTTCCCATTGCAATGTGTCAAGATTTAGCTCGTGCGCGGCGCTCGGTTGTGGGGCAATCAATACAGGGTTGCCTGTTTTGTCTGCGATGATTTGTTTACCTTGTGCCTGACCGTCTAGCAAAGTGCGGTATAAATCTTCGCTAATTTTTACTGCGCCTTCCGGCACAAATCCGCCGTCGGTGTCGTCATAAAAGCCGTTTTTGTAGTACATAGTCATTATTTCCATCTCCCAATAGCTAGAAAATCCCAGTTCATTGATTTGAAAGCTCCGTCATATTCATTGTTAAGCTCCCAATATGCGCAAACACTGCCACTACTTTTGAAATTATTAAACTTAATAAAACTATTAACAGTTACGGATACATTTGCGTTATCGTTAGCATTATCTGTGTTTTCATCTGAACTTTGAGATGCCCACACTTTAGGTTTATCAATAAATGAGACTGCCCAATTAAATTGATGTAGTTCGGTCCATCTATTAGTAATGCCTCGAGGATTTACTTTTTTATAGGTCTGAATCATCGTCCCATCAGGATATTTTCGTACTTCAAAATCGCCGATTTTTTGATAAGTAAATGCGCTATCAATTACGGCATTTACTGCTTCATTAAAATTCGTAATCTGATTGGTGGTATGCGTATGACTTACGTTTGCTTTCTTGCCAATCTCGGCTAATAACGTCGCCTTAACATTGGCGTCACCGGCAAGCGCATTCGCAATTTCGGATAAAGTATCCAACGTTGCTGGTGCCGTCCCGACCAATGCTGCAATCGCCGCTCGAACATAGGCGGTTGTAGCCACAGTAGTATCATTGACTGTTTGAGCCGGGGTCGGGGCTTTTGGAGTACCTGTAAATATTGGTGATGCAATAGGTGCTTTATCGTTCAATGATGTTTTTACAGATGCAGAAACAACCGCTCTAATTGCTTGCGTAATTTGATTAAATTGCCCCTTATCTGGCGTCATCCCAGCATCTGTTAAAATATTTAACAGTTCAGCCTGCACAATATTGAACCAGTCCGCTCCCGGATAGCTCGGCGCAATGCCATTTCCACCTTCGGTAAACCAACGCGGCGCATTTGGCTGGAACTGTTGATTTTTCACTTCTGGCATCACAACGACACCAGAATTATTGTCGAGTGCGTACATATCATTCCTCTTGATAAATAAAGATCATTTCTAGGTGAGAATAACAAAAACGCTTTAAAAAACATTCCACCTTAGAGCGTTCAAATAACACCAACTCTTGGCTCACATCTTCCAAACACGTTGCATTCCTAATAGATTTTGATGTCGTATAAATAAATACACGCCACGCATTTTCTTGCGGATGTAAAGGATAACCACAATCACGTAAACAATGGTGCGGATAGTGGTTTACCACCTTAATTTGATAACCATGGCGTATTGCTAATTCTTCTAAATAATATTTATTGAATGAGCCAACCTCATTATCTTTCGCTATCAACGCGGCACGGCGTGTTTCAATCGTATTGATTTCAGTACATTCTGGTAGTCCATAAAAAAACTCCCAATCATCTAGTAACAAAAATGCATTACTGAGCATTCGTTCTTTCACGAGCTGATGGGCAGTTTCATTGACTTGCACTAATTGTTCGGCACGAATGGATAAAATTTTCCCCATATTGCTATCAGGACTACGATTCCATGCCAAGCCAACTGGTAATAACTTTAATGCGGCGTCTAAATAATCCACTTGTGTTAGGTTTGCCATGTAATATTCCCCAACACTAAAATTTGATCGCGTTCCAGTTGAATATCCGATTGCAACGAAAGAATGCTGTTATCTGTTTCGCCAATCACATTAGAAACGGTTGCTCGCAAATGGGAAAGATATAAAAGCCCACCTGGTGCTAAGGTTTGAAACAAAGAAACTAATGTTGATTTGACCGCACTTTTTAGCGATTCTGTTGCTGGCACAAGACGAATGGTTAAATCTAATCGTTTCACTTTAGGGGCAAATACAAATAACTCATTGCCTGCTGGCATGCCTTCCCAAAGTCCCGTCACTGTGTTCTTGTGTCCACTGATATAGGCTTTCACTCGCTCGCAATCCTGAGTGGTAGGTAAAATATCTGCCTGATTGTCTAACACAATCGCCACGCCAGTTGTGCCGCCACCGTAATACCGCGGAAAACACCAAGCACGCGTCACCCCATTCACTTCCAATGCCCAACGCACATAATCATGTGGTGCACCACCTGCGGGCGGATGTTGTACACGTTGAATTAAACGGCTTAATAAAGCTGAAAGTGATTCCATTTCTGTGCCACCGCTCATTTTAAGCACAGTTGCATTAGGCTTTACCCCTAAAATAGCATTAGTCAAAGCAAGTTGAGTTTGCGCATTGATATTACCTTGGCTGCCGTTTTCTGTGCATTGCACGGCAATTTCGGCAAAGCCTGCTTGTACTTGTGTAGTCTGCACCGCGGCAAAGGTTAAATCGGAACGGCCATCACGCCACAGCGTGCCTTCGACAATTTCTGTCGCACTTACGACTTCAATACGAATCACGCCTTGTGCCGCATTGGCTGACTTTCGATAAATGCCCTTATAGGCACAATATTCCAGCAAATAATCTTCATCTGCTGTGGTGGGAATAATTTGGCGAGCTAACCAGTCGAGATGTTGATGCTCACTGGCACTTAACGCCGCATTAATGCGATTTAATACCGACACGACTGAATGTCGTTTAACATCTGGAAAACGGCTTAGAAATTGCTGTTCGCCCTGATTGACAAGTTGAGAAAGCGTTGGGGATTGATAAGGCATTACAGGCTCCATACTGCTGAAAACGTGCGTTGCTCGGTTTGCCCATTAGGCAACGTCACAACAACGCTTAACAACAGCACGGACTGTTCAGGATTGGTCGCCATCACGTCAATGGCAAGGGCGTGACCATCATCAATAAGCCACTGTAAGGCTTGTTCGGCATAGGCTTGCGCATCATCAAGCACATCGGCAAGTTGTTTAGAACGGGCAAGTGTCCATAGGCGAGATCCCATTTCCACTTGTTTTTCTTCATTCTGATTAAAGTCATTGCCCCACCAGCCGCGTTGATTATCTACGCGCGCATCGGTGAATAAGCTAATCACAATGGCATTGGTTAAGCTGTCATCCGTCAATAATGCAGAATCAAGCGAAACAACATCACCTTCGCCGTCTTTCCACATAATACTTAAATCTGACATCGCTTTTACACCGGTTTACCCACCCCTTTTTCGTGGTCGTGGTTCGCGCCACTCTTACCATTTGAAAGGTGATCTGCTGCTGTTGATGTTCCAATAATAGTCACATCGCCAGCAAATTGCGTTTGTGGAGCGTCAAAGTTAATCTCATCCGCGTTCACCGTAAATTTTTTACAGGTCAGAATGGCTTCGCCATTTTCGGTTAATAATAGCGTATGCCCCTCGGCGTGGTAAAGTACCGAATCACCAGGTTTTAAAGCAGTCGGGCGTACGCCTTTATCTTCGACAACAATCGCCACCAAATGTGAACGTTTACCACCCACAGAAAGCACAATAGCTTCGCCGCCCATTGGCACAGAAGAATGCCCATAATTTTGAAAACGTTCTACATCGTCCACCACTTCATCGGCTTGCACTCGTACCTGTAAATTTTGGCGACTGAATGAATCGGTGACAATAGACACTACCGCACGAGAAACCAACGACTTTAAACCGCGTTTAATTGGGGCTAAAACCTTGTTTAAACCGTCCATCAATTATTCCTTCTTAAAGTCAGTAAATTCTGTCACATTATCTTTCTTTGATTTTTTTGACTTTTTACCTTTTTGTACCTTATCCAAAGACTCATCAGGCTCATCAAAGGCATCTCGATGCATTAAGGTAAGCTGACTACGTGTGCCATTCTCATCAAGAGTAAAAACGACTTCCACTATCAAACGAGCCTGTCGTTCAAATCCCAACTCGGGTGCAGTAAGCCACACTATTTCATTGGGCAACCATAATGAACCATCAGGTTTCTGCCAGCCTTGCACAGTCGCTGTAGATTTTTGCGCTTCTGCCTTGTTACGTTTGAGTTCCCACATTGCCCGTTGATAACCGCTCGTCCCTGTCATATTATCGTCAGCGATAATCACCATCGGACGATAGCGCGTAATATCGGGATCTATTACTTCTACTTTTAAACCGCTGGCACTCATTGTTTATCTCCTTTAGGTGCGGGGTAAATATCAGGATCTTCTGGACTACTGGATTTTCCTTGTTTACCTTTTCCACTGCCTTTTTCGCCACCTTGCTCGGCATCGCCAATCACCCGATACTGACTAAAACGATTTGCCCAACTGTCCGTCAATTCCAACTCCAAAAGATTTTGCCCTAAAATCAATTCGCCCACTGGCTCTGTGCTAGGTTCAGTAAACACTAAATTGCCATTCACGTCAGATGTCACTAACACCCCCTTATGCCGCGCGGCTTTGGTTAATGTATCAAACACCGTTTCGCCAGGCTCAACTTGCCATACTGGGATTTTTTCTGCTGCATCTTGGTCCCGCACCTCCCACATCACATCAATTTCAAACGGCGCGCATAAACTGCGGGCTATTTCTTGAAGATTTTGATTTTTAAAGTGGTAGCTATTGTGGATCACCGAACAATCCACCAAATCGGCGGTTTTATCTCGCCCGCTAATACGCACTGATTTATCCTCACCACTGATACTTTGATTGAGTTCATCTAAGTAGCCAGTAATCGTCCGCTCGCCGTTTATCTCCAACATCAATGCCGCACCGACTTTCAACACAGAAACGTCATCTTCCGCACGTACTGCAATCCCCAGTTCAAATCGTCCGCTCATCGATTCCAATGATCGGGTAACGGAAAGCGATTTCCAGCCTGTAAAAATCAACCCGTTTAGATATAGCTTAATCTCAGGTTGTTCGATAACCTCACTCATGCCAACACCTCCACTTGCGAACCACCTAAACAAAACAAAGGATGGCGAATCTGATTGCGTCGCACTACGCGTTCCCAACCTTTAGCTTTGCCTGTTTCATTAAAGGTTACCACCAAGGCAGGTTGTGTATCGGTTAAATCCACCATTTTACTTTCTGCCAATAACTCACCACGCGCGCGTAAATCCAACAACAACGCCAAGCGAAATTGCTCTAACGCTTCATAGCTTTGCCATTGCTCATGATCGGCACAATCAAAAATCGCCTGTTCAAGTTGCTCATCAATATCACGCAAATAACGCTGCACATCGGCACGGCTTTCAATCGTTGATGGTTCGCCCTTTGTACGTATCGTGATGGCTTGCGCAATAACTTTGCCATATTCCACCACAAGCGTGGTTTGCATTAAACGCAAGAATACAAACTGCGCTTTGGCTTGCAGTGCGTTCAGTATATTTGTCATACCATATTGCGCCATCACATTGCGCGATAAGGTCTTGTGAATAGACTGTTGATTCGTTTTTCCGTCACGTAAGTTCTCTAATACGGATTTGGGCATTTCAGGCTGACGTTGTTGCAGTTTTGTTTTAGCTTGGTTCATCGCGTCACTGAGTGCGGACATTTGCACAAAAACACGTTGAGTATCCACCGCATTTTTTAGCGAATGTTCGGCAGGTATTGCCGTTGCCACCTGTAATCCCCCGTAATAGCGACTCACAACACGACCAGATGCGCTTACTGCTACACCTTGCACCCCAAATTGCACCAAGGACTGTAGTTCTTTCGCGAATAATTGCGGCGTGCGAATCAGTGTACTCAAGCGATTTTTAAAACCCATTACGCGATTTTTAAATTCGTTTCCCACGGCTAACAGCGCGCCAATCCCATCAAACACGGTTTCGATTAGCCCAATAAATGAATCGACTAAATTAAAAATCGGCGCAGTGAGTTCATCAATAAAATCCAACACACCTTCAATCATCTCCGCAAACTCTTCAGCCAGTGCATTCAGTGCATCCGCATACTGATTCAATACGTCAAACAAGGAATCTTTCTTGGCGAGCGGCGCAATTTCATTGACAGCTGGTATAAAGCTAATATCAAAACGCGTAACGCGTAAATGTCCCGTGGAATACACCGCCTTATAATCATCTACACGTACTTCCTTAGTGCCGAAATACGGATGTTTCAGTGTACCTGTACCTGGTTTTTCTAAGGCTTCAATCAGCTTTTCCGCCTGTTTTACATGGTCATCGCCAATCACCAAGCAACTGATGTGGTAATTGCGTAGGCGTAAACCTAAATCTTCCGTCATCCCATCATCACGCAATGGATATTCATAACACACCAAACGGCGACCACCGTCCATCCCTTGTTCGTCTTCAATTAAAAACGGCACACCACGAAAAGATCCTTTACCGCTTTTTTGTCGCATTTTACTCATTGTTATGCGCCTCCATATAAGGCTTGTCCGCTATAGCCCATTGAGACTTTCAAACCTAATTTATCTTGTGATTGATTGGTTTTAATATTGGCTTGCGAGACGGACGCAATCAGCCCCTCTGTCGGTTTTACGTTCACTTCAATTTGCCCATTTAATTTCGTATCAATAGGATTGATGCCTGCCAATTTTTCGCCGATTTCACTCCCCACAAAATTGCCCACTGATTGCCCCACATTGGCCACCGCAGTAGAAATTTGCTGTGCGGGGACTTCTGCGGTTTTAGGCTTTTCTTCGAATTGCTCACCGACTTTATCGCCCAGCCAGCTTCCCACATATTCGCCTAAAAAGCCGCCAATCGCCGCCCCCACAACGGGAATCGGAATTAAGGCTTGACCGATAATAGCCCCTGCAGTCGAACCCGCAATCGAACCGATAGACTCGCTTTTCTCACGGGCGGTGGAATCTTCATCCAATAATACCGCTGCACCTTGAGCCATTGCCAAGCCAGTATTCAATAGCGGCACCGCTTTCGACACAGTTTTGCTCACCGCAGACGTGGCGGATTTTGCCAAATTCGCCGTGCTTTTGCTCACATTAGTGGCGGTGGTTTTTAGGCTTTGGGTGGCTTGTTTCACACCATTTGCCACATTCGCTCCACCGCTTGTTGCGACAGTCGGTGATGCTTTAGGTGCGCCCGTTGGCTTGACTGCTTTTGCCGGTTTATGGTTTAGATCATTTGGTCGATATTTCCTGCTGGATTTCGACCGCACTTTTTTGCCGCGCTTTCGTTTACCGCTGAAATCACCACCCACACCGCCAAAATCAGTCGGCATATTCACCACATATACCGATTGCACCCCCGCCGTTTGCCCAATCGCGCTGGCAACACTGTCCGCTGGATTCGGTAAGCCACCTTTTTTACCGCGTCCAAATAATGCCTTGCCAATGCCCCACGTGGCTTTACCTGCACCGACGACACCTTTACCAAAGCCATACACACTTTGCCCGGCGGAAAGGCTAATGCGTGCTAATTTATTCGCGCCATAAAGGGCGGCGGCAAATTTTGCAATATTGCCGTAACCACCTGCTTTTTCGGCAATCCAACTCATCACCGAGCCGATGTTTTCCAAAATTGGCTTAATTTCCGTGGCGGCGGATTTTAGCTCCTGCAAGGCTTTCACTAATACATCGCTCACGGTTTTGGCAAATTCATCCAGCGTGCCATCGTCAATTTTTTCATTGAGCCAATCAACAAAACTGCCCATCTCTTTTTTTAAGGTGTCGAATGCACCGTGCTCCATAAATCGAGCTTGCATTGACGTCCATGTATCTTCAAGGTTGGAAACTAAACCGTCCCAGGTTTTCATCTGTTCTTTTGCCGCACCCTTGGCATCACGCCCCATGGCGCGTAAAAGCGCAGCAATGGCTTTACGTCCTAACTTGCCTTCTTGCAGCATTTTTTGCATTTGGTCGGCGGTGTATTTGCCCCCTGTTTCTTGGGCTAATAAATCAAATACTTTGACATTACGTTCCAGTAATGGGTTGATTTCTTCCATTGAGAGCTTGCCTTTAATAAAGCCCTTACTAATGGCTGAAATATAACCGTTTAAGTTTTCCGCATCGCCGCCTACTTTAGCGTTATAGTCAACAAGCGCTTGCAACGATCCATTCATCGGATCAATGCCAGCCGTTTTCAGGCGCATCATCGCTTGTTGCGTATCGGCAAAGGCCATCGGCGTATCCGTGGCGAATTTTTGCAACCATTTATTAGCTGCGTCCCCTTGGTCGCCAAAGGTTTGTTTCATCCGAATGCCTGCCATTTCAAAATCTGCCGCGGTGCGCAACATTGATTTCCCCACCGTCGCTGCACCAGCGGCTGCCCCCACTCCTAAAATCGGGATGGTCATATTGCCCATGCCGTTGATTTTATTCGACACTGCACCAATGCCTGCCCCCAAGGTTTTAAAATGCGCATTTGTCGCTTTAATTCGATTGGAAAGTGCGGTCAGTTTTGTGCCAGATTGGGTGGCAAATTGCGAGACATCGCGCCCAAAACGTGCGGCCTGTTGGCTAATATTGCCAGCGAGATTGATATAAAAAGAAGTGGAATTGCCAGAGCTTGCCATAATGTCCTCTAAGTGGATGTGTTGATGTAACTAATTAAACGCGGCAAGGAAAGAATGGGTTGAGAAAGCACCCACAAAGGGGTGCATTGATAATGTTTAGCCAGCAACAGACAGGCTTTCTCAAAATTACGCGTCTGTTGCTTCCAAGCGCCCCCGTTGGTCGAGTCCTTGCGCGGTCGCTTTTGCAATTTCTTGGGCGGAAAGCATCGCATTAATGACTTCCATATCCGCCGTGGAAAGCGAACCAAGCTGTTTTAAGGAAATCGGACCGCTAATTTTGCCAATGCGTTTAATTTGGCGACGAATCAGCTCATAGTTAAATAACACTTGGCTAACAACCAGAACTGGCTGACCTTGAGCATCCATCAACAAACGTTCTGCCGCACATTCCGCCTCAATTAAATCTTGAGTAGTAAGCTCTCGAGTTTCCACATCAAGTTGCGGTTCATCACCAAACATTAAGCCGTCTTTTAAACGAAATTCCATTATTTACTCCTTACGCTGGTTTACAATCTACCGCAGCCACTTTTAAAGTAATTTCTCCTTTAGCAGAAAGTGTTACCGCGTCCACCGTCCACGCGCCAGCAAGTAAATAGGTTTGCCCCACGTCCGTTTCAAATTCCACCGTGCCGTCGGTCATATTTTTGAGTTTAAAAATATCAATATCTGCACAGTTAAAAACTTTACATTCCACCGTCGCTTCCGTGGCAGTTTCTTGATAGCCATACACGCGTGAGCCTTTCACTGTTTCACGCGTATAACCGCCGATGTCTAAAGTGGCGTCATCGCCAGTTGGATATTCTGCACCGTCAATGCGAATAAAGGCGCGCCCTTGGTATTGTTTTCCCATTGTTCATTTCCCCTATAAACGATATTGAATCGCGTGCGCATACACACGGAACTGATTCACTAAATCTTCGCCTGAAAGTACGTTTAAACGGCATTTATTATCGGCATCACGTTCAACCAGCAAGGTTTTGCTAAAGTTGTCAAAGTTTTCCACCAAGCCTTTGTACTCCAACTCAGTAAACAAGGCGAGCAACTCTGCGCGGATCACTTTTGGCGTCACAATCGCTTGCCCTGGTGCCACACGAATGCCGTCATCCGCCAGTTTATGGCGCGGATATTTCTGCGTAATACGTGTGCGAATGGCGTAACGCAAATAACTTAAAGTGGCAATGGTTTCAATGTATAAATAGCTTTCATCCATATCGCCGAAGCTATTTTTACGATACATTGTGATCGCCGTCTCCAACTGTGGCTGGCTGTTGGCATTCACGGTATAAGTACTCACGCCGCTATAAAGCAAGGTATTGCGTGCCGGCAAATCCCAACGGTCTGACATCGCAGGCGGCAGCATATCCATGATCAGCGTTTGCACAGGACGTGCTGGGTCAACCGCAAGCGAACCCGCTGCCACTGCACAATAAGCCGCTGCCCATTCGTAAGCAGGCTCTGGGGATTTATTGGTTGCCATCAGCGTAAACAAATAATCGTTTCGTTGCTCTGCAAAGGTTGTTGCGGTTGCGTGCGAGCCACCTTTTGCCATAAAGCACAACCCGTCAATTTGTTGCATCGGCCCCCAACGGTTCACGAGTTCCGTGCGTAGCGCGTTGAGACTTTCGGTGTCAGTAAACGGATTCACTACATAATTCCACCATTCCGCACCAAAGCCAGTAATCGCATCTGTCATACTTGGGTTTACCGATCCACCGCTCATCGGCGTGATGTTAAGTGAAATGCCGTCAGGGTAACTTTCACCGCTGTAGTAGTTGGCTCGAATATCAATCTCATTGCCGCATTCGCCTTTAAAGCGAGCAGTTAAAGAAATCAAGTCATTTTCCACCGCACTTTCCACCACAGTATCACCATCCGCGGCAATCAGTTTTTGCAATTTAGCGGCTAACGTTGCTGCCGTATCGCCTATCGCTACCGCTTGTTGATAACGACGACCAGCAATCATGACGTTTAACACCCCCGTACCGCTTGCAGTTCCCACTACTTGCACTTTGCCAATGGCTTTTGCCCCATTAGATTTTTCTTCCAGTGGCAACACCCATAAATCTAACGTGCTATTGTGTTTTTTAAACACGCGCACCATATTGGCAAGTTGAGATCCACGACCAAACAAAGCTTTTGCTTGAGCTTCATTTTGCACGCGTACTGCTTGGCCAGCAATCGCCGAACCTGTCGCCAATTTTTGACCGAGCATTAAAACTTTGTGCAACATTGCTGGTGTACCAGAAACGGCACGGCTATTGTCAAATTCAATGTAAGCTAAAGGCACTCGAATTGCGTTAGGAATGCCATTAAATGAAATCGCCATTATGCGTCCTCTTTGGTTGTTTTCGCCTTGCTTGCCGCTTTGTCATTGACAAGCTCCACATCACCAGCTTTTAAATGGTTAAGCCAGTATGCTGTTTCTGGTTTTTCTTCCCCTTCTTCAGAAAGTTGTTCAAAACTTTCTGGGTCGCGAATAATTAAGCCTGCTTTGGGTTTAATTTTCATTAGGATCTCCCTGTTTAGGTAAAATTACGGTAAGTTGAGTTTTGTCATCAAGGACGTTTTCATCTCGTGATTGATTAAATTGGTGGTGATATACAATAAAGTCGTCCAAACTGCTTTCATCAGTATTACAAGGCAAGGGTTGTACAGCGTTGAAGTACATCCCATATACATGCCACGCCCATGCCACTTTGGGTATCGCTCCACAAATTCTGTACGCTTTGTAGTTCAAACATACCGCTAGGGGCAATATGTGCGCCGTCTAGTCCTGCGGTTAAGCGTTCCACAATTTGATAAATGCCCACTGCATCGCGCCGTTGTCCGTTAAGCACCTTGGCAACCACAAACACACCCCAACGCGCTGTTACGCAATTTCGGCGTTCATTTGGCACTTGTCCCAACCACGCCACATACACGGCGGGCGGATTACGCACCAAACGGCGAACACTGCTGTCGTCCCATTGACCAGGATGTTCTTCTACTTCCTTTAAATGGTTACCACATAGCTGCTTAATTTGCGCTATCAGCGCATTAGAGGTGGCTGCAATAATGCTACTCATCAAATAAACCCTTTTGCACGTTCACGCCCCCATACGCTACCGCCTGATTCCATCACCACAGTATTGTCGCTTTCTACGGTTTCTCCGCTATCCGACAAGCCAAGAGATATTGTGCCGCTGGCGACTTTTTCCAAAAATCGGATACTGTCCTCATAATCTTGTCGCGCTTGATCAGTCGGGCGATTTTTCTCTAAAAAATAACGTGCTAAATAACAACAATGACGCACTAACACCGCAGGAATGTTATTAAGTGGCAGGGTATAACGTCCAGCTAAGTAGCTATCAATAGTTTGCACTGCGTCCTCTAAGGCTTCATCAACTTTTGCCTCGTCCAACGTACCATCTGACAAGCGCGCCAAATCCAACAGATCTTCTGCACCATAACGTTTTTTTAAGTCGGTAACATTGGCGTAAGACATTATTCAGCCTCACTCAATAATGCGATTAAATCTGCTTTCTTCGCATTACCATCAAAAGTTTTGCCACGTTCGCGCAATGTATTTTTAAGCTGTTCAACGGTTAAGGTGTTTAAATCGGTTGGTAATGGATCTTCACGAACTGATTTTTCTTCGTCACGATCCGCATCACCTTTCGATAACCCTTTGCCAGATTTTTCACCGTCTGTCTCGGTAATTTCTTTAACCACCAAACGCGCATCGCCTTTAAGGGTCGCAATTTGCATCTCACTAAGGTTTTCAAAAACATTGTCACCTTTGTGCAAACTAAGCCCAGCTCGGCGATAGCCATCTTTAATGCGGTTTTGTACCAGTACACCACCGCCTTGATGAAGTTTTTCCATTGCATTGTTTCCCTACTTTAAATTATGTTTAAAGAGCATTTAAAGTGCGGTTAAAAATCACCGCACTTTTCCCGCATTTACTACAGATAATCGGCAACCACCAATTCCAAGCGACCTTTCAATTCGTTATTCACGGCTGCACCGTCTTCGACACGTAACTCACGTTCTAACAACTTGGTTGCCTCTTCTTCCAACGATGACGGCACAATGATGTGGGTTGGTTTAATGCCTAAACGGCGGCCACCGTCCCCTTGTACTGCACGCATCGCTTTGATGGCTTTCCAAAGGTTCTCTGCCGTGAGTTTGCCTTTCACTGCATGTGCCATTTGCCAGAAACCATACCCCACGTTAGAACGCGCATCCACACCGTAAGTGAACACGTCTTTCATAAAGACTTTTTCATCATTCGGATCGGTAATTTGCGCTGGTGTTGGGGTTTTACGTTCTTGGTAAATAATCGGCTTCAAGGCGCGCGAACAGTCTAAGAGATACCAAGCATTGTCTGCGGTTACACCAGTGCTATCATCGGTGATGTTACTTACCGATTTCGGGCTAGTGCCGTCCACATTTGCGCCCACCGGATGATCGGTGTCAAAGAAATACTGCTTGTCGTAACATTCAGTGGTAAAGCCGTCTTTTAACGCACCAAATACTAAAGTGTCTGGTAATTCACCTGCAGCACGCCCCAATTCTTCAATGAGTGGGCTATACACGCCAACGTTATCATCTTCGATATCGGTACGCGCAATTTCCACCGCGTTAGCCCATTTTTTGTTGATAATCGAATAGCCGTGGTTTTGAATCGCGGTAATTGCACGTTCACCTACCCATTCTTTCAAACCTGGCATTTGACCGAGCCACGCATAGGTATTTGCCGCGGTTTGCGATTTCACCACCGTCGCAATTTTGCTGTATTGACTCGGCGCACGTGCCAAGCCTTCTTTAAAGTTTGCACCAAAGCCGACAAACAGGGCTTTGACAATATCAGGGGTTACATTCGCCATTATTCAGTCTCCAGTTGTTTTGCGTAATCAGCTTCACTCATGCCGAGTAATTTAGCCGCTTCTTTTTCCGCTGCACTTAATACTGCTGTGCCTTTTTCTGCTTTTGTCGCGGTAACTTGTGTGGTTTGCTGTGTACTTAACGCCGCAATTTTCGGACGGCTATCTAACATTGCCGACAATGCGGCGACACCTTGTTGCTTGCCGAAGGCTTTCAAATAATCTTCTTCCGCCTTCATCGCACGACCGTCATTGCGCGCTTGCGTCACCACTTTTTCAATTTGGGTTTCTTCGCTTTGTGCCGACAGCACCGCTACTTGGCTTGCCATGGCGTCATAGGTCGCTTTCGGTACATATTGGCTTAAATCTACTTGAGTGGCTTTCGCGCTCAAGGTCGCCACTTGTTCTTCCGCCTCTTTTTTGCTATTAATCAGTGCCTCTAGCGCATCTTTGGCTTGCTTGGCTTGTTCTTCTGTCGGCTCCGCGCCTTCGGCAATCTCAATACCGAGTGTCGCCAACAACTGTTTCAACAGATCCATTCGACTGTTCTCCTGTTTGGGTAAGGTTGCCGAAAGCACTGCCAACCGCTGCATACCAGTCACACCAGGATCATTAGTCAGCGCTGCCATTCGGATTTCCAGCGGTATGCCTTGCTCATCGTAAGGAAACACCGCACTTAAAAACGCAAACTCGCCATTTTTAATGTGTTCGTAGGCTTTCGGTGTCCAACGCGGCTTAATAAATAAGCCCTGACGTTGTTCATCATCAAACCAACGCATTTCATCTGCATTAAACCAACCTGCCGCCAACACAGCCCCCGCTTCCTTGCCCTGTTTCGCCTTAAACCAAGATTCGTGTTCATAATCCACGAGCACGTCTTGTTTTAAATTGCGCACCAAACCAATTAAGCGGCTCGCAATGGCTTCATCTAAAAACCAATGCGCCACATCGGTAGGCGAACCATCCCGTGAGCGAAACTCGCCTTTGGGTAACAGTTGCTGCCAGCCGTCGGGGGTAGCGGTAAGTTGGGCGGTCAAAACCGCCAATGGGGTTATCTTTGCGTTCATAGTGCTATTTTGGGGGGGGAAGAGGTTTGAGTGAGTTTGTGGAAGATCAGGAATAAAAAAGGCGTATTTCTGAAAAAGAAATACACCTAGACAAGAAAGGATTTTATAAAATCGTTTAAGAGGCGTTTAAATGCGTTTAAGTGCGTTTAAATTTTTTAACTCGATAAACTTTACCATAAATTTTTTAAATGCGTCTATGGCGGTTTTAGGGCAGTTTTTAATTATTTAAAAAAGTAGCGATAAAGTTGCACAACCAACAAGCCTGCCCCAACCCATAACCAAAACCATTTTTTATTGCTGGTAGATTCTGCTGATTGGCGTTCTTCTTGTGGTGGTGTCGTGTTGTTTTTCGCTGCTTCATATTGTTGATGAATGGCTTCCAATATTTCTTCTTGCGAAAGTGGATTGACTAAATACAGCAGATAACTGCGCCCCTTCTTTTCTCGGTGTAATTCGCCCCGCACTTCAGCAAAATAAGTGGCATAACGCACTAATTCTGCTGCTTTATCGCCATATTGTTCTTTAACGGCTTTGGTAATTTCACTTTGTAAAATCGGCTTTTTCTGTTGCAAAATAATTTGCGTAATGACAGACAGAATATGTTGACTTAATGGATCTTCTGCGGCAAAGGCGGCTATCTCTTTGGTAACAAGTTCTTTGTTATAACGTTCAGGATTGATGCCTACATCGTAACCAACCTTTTGATACCATAACCTTGCCATATCAAGGTCACCATTTAAATAAAATGTTCTAGCTGTTTCTAATAAGTCGATTTCAACATATGCCATAATGACTCCCTAATATTTAGAATGTTAGGCGCATCATATCAAACCCATTATTAACCAAAAATCTTTTTCAATTCTCTTTCTAAAATATATTTAATTTCAGCCCATCCACGTTCGCCAATCCCGATAAACGGACGCGCATGCATTCTGCTTGTTCCTTCTTGGTGGAATGCCCCATAGGGTTCTTCCGTTCCAATCCACGCTTGCGTGTAGTTGTAGTCGGTCGAAAGGCTGGTTTTTAATTCACCGCTCATTTGCAACATAGGGCCAGTATAACCTTGCTTTTGAAATGAGCCTTTGTATTTGAAACCGCCACGGTGGCGTAAGGCTTTCCATTTAGGGTTTAATGCCGACCATTTTTCACCTTCGGGGCTTTGCTCGTTATCAAAGGCTTTTTCAGATTCCTGCCCTAATACACCAGCAATTTTGCGCGTGATATTGCGCCCTTGACCGGCTTTCGCCAGTTTTTCAAATTGGGCTTGAATGGCACTGGAATCAAATTTAAAGTCGAGTTTGATTTCTGACATTTGACTTTTCCTCATATTAGGCGTATTTTGCAAGAAAAGAAACGAGCTTGTTGTCTAATTGGTAGGACAGCGTTTAGCAATAAATGCCCTGTGCGACTTCGATACTCGCCAAGCTCGTTACTCTTCACCTTTCACAACTTTGTACACGCCAGAACGAATTTTTGCTAATACATCAGCATAATCAACTCGATAGGCATTAATAACTGAATCCACTTTCTCTACAGGCTTTAACTTGTCTTTACTTGGTGAATCCACAACCACCTTGATAGTTTTTTCTTTGTTGAAATAGATTAAATTGTTATGTCCACGCTCTGTATCCCATACAACAAGACTTGGATTAGCAATAATACGAGAGATAGACGCATATTCATCAACTGTTAGTCCTACGCCACCTTCGTGATGTTTATCACTGCTGGAATGTGCCAAACGTTTTTCTGACATCACCAAAACCAGTTCAGGTTTATATTTATTTTCTGTGAGTTCTGCCACTTTTTTAGCAATATCTGTTGCAACAAAACCTGCTGAAATATATCTTTTGCTTGCCCCACGCTTGCCAAGATTACTTTTTACCCAACTTTCAAACGCCTTATGCCGTGCTTCACTGTTGTTAATTGCTTGAATGACTTGTTGGCGTAATTCAGAATTTTTGAGCTTTTGCAATTTGCGTAACACGGCAATATCCGTTCCCACCGTTGCCGCACCGACGTTATAGTTCCAGCCTGCACCAGTGCGCATTTCACCTTGGTCGGTTTTAATCCGCATCACTTTGGCTTTCACTTCTCGCCCGGTGAGTTCGTCTTTCATTACGGTAATTTCTTCTTCCTGCATTTGCCCTTCCGAACTGTCGACTTTCCAGCCCTGATCCTTTAAGGCAAATTCACTCCACGGACGAACCCGACAGCGACAACCATAATCATTAGGAGGGTAAAAATGTTGCCAAATGGAATCGTCATAACGATAAATCTTACCGTGTAAGACTTGGTGACTGGCGCGGGTGCGGTTATCTTGAATTGCCACATATTGCCAATAAGGTTGTTCATCGGCATTTTCCATTTGGCGGACATAACGTCCGGTGTGATAGGCGGCGATTTTATTGGTGCGTAGAATGGTTTTCAGTCGCCACGGACTGCCTAATTGCACGATATTGCCATCTTCGTCTTGCACTTTGCCCCACCAGCCCATTTCTTTACAAATAGGCGTCATCATTTTGATGTAGTCGTCATAGCTCATTTTTTCTTGTAGGGCTTTTTCAACACTCCATTTAAGCGTATCAACAATTTCGGCTTTTGTTGCTTTTGCTACGGTAAAGGCTTTTGCGTGGGCATCTTGCCAAACATCGAACCAATTTTCTGAAATTTGCACACCTTTTGCTTTAAGATATTCCACAATTTTATCGGGTGGCATATCTCGAATGTAGCCCATATCTAGGCGGTTTTTATCGTCCAGCATTGCTTCGTCCTAATAATTCGCTCACAAACATTGCTTTGGCTAATAGATTTTCGATTTGACTTTCGTCCATATCGGCATATAACGTGGCAAGATGCGCCTGTGCGTTGTCGTAGCCCTCTTTTTGTAACAGCCCCACAGTGGCATTGAGTAGCGGATCAAGACTGTCGCGGTATTGTTCCTCAGTGGGTTCTAGGGTTTCCATTAAATGTTCGCTATCAGGACGTACCGACAATACCGCCATACCTTTCTCATTTTGTGCCGAAAGTGCGGTAAAATTTGGTTGTGTTTTGCGTTCCAGTACTGCTTCATTTTCGCCCGCCATCGGAATTTGTAACTTATCGTGCGCCCATTGAGTCGGGATACGAAAGCCAATATCGACTAGCTTATTAATACCATCAGAAAATTGATTAATATCTTCCGATTCCGACACATCAAATTCAAAACGCGGAATGCGTCTAACATCGCGTAATCCATGCGTATTGAGCACATAAAGCGGATAGACTAAATCGCGCGTTAAAGTCGCCGCAAGGCGTTTTAAATCGCTATTGCGTAACTCAAGGCGCACATCATTATGAACATTGCCCAGTGCATTGGTACTGGTCGCCCCGTCCGCCTGGCTAGTGAGCGTGCCGCCTAAAATGGCTTTGCTCATGGATTTCTCTGCCCACTCAATCATTGCCATAAATTCTGTCGCATTGCCTTCTGCGGCGCGTTCAAATTCAATTTCCATCCCACGCGGAATAATCCCGCCAGCGTTATGCCCAATGCTCATCACTGCGCGTAATAGCGTGTCTTTTTCCGTTTTAGTTGCCCCTTCTGGATATTTACCCAAACGCATAGGCAGCCCATAAATCTCTAAAAACTCGGCAAAATCTCGCGCTGAATAGTTTTTATAAATAAACGGCCAAATCAATGTACGTATTAAGCCGATGCGCGACAAATAACCAGTCTTGGCTTTCGCAATATGCGTAATCCAGCCAAATTGCTGCAACGGCACACCGTCCACCGAACCATCGCGTAGCCGTAGGGTGTTGCGCTCAAAAGTCGGGGTCATAAACCAAGATGGATCGCGCCATTGCACAGATTTAATCAACTTCAAGCCGCCAATCAGTTCAGGCTCCCATTGAAGTTCTTGGCAAGAATAGCCTTTTAAAATTGCATCGGTAGCATCAAAAATACAATCGTCCAACCAAGTGGCATCCAGCAACACATCCGTCAACCAATCCGCATCACGCTGTTCTTCCGGTGTCGCATTACGCGGTGGCACAATCTTCCAATCTACCGTCAACAGCGCACTGCGGCGTTTGCCCAGTTCTGATTGCAAATGCGCGTCTTTTTCTTCCATATCTTCCGCAAGCTCTGCCTGCGCCACTAAATCGCCCATTTCTGCCGCACGTAAAATGCGTGCCGCTTTTGCCGGTGTCAATCCGCTGGTCGGGTGTTCGCTATAGGTGCGCGCAAGCCATGCCAAACGGCTATCATTTTCTGTTTGCATTTCATCGTTAAACACAAATGGATTGCCATGAATATCTAAAATTTTGCTTTGCATAGGTGTATCCTTAAAAATCCCAATCGGATGTCATAAAATCATCAAATTCGCCATCGTCTTCTTCTGGATGCTTGCTCGGTAGGGGTGTAAATTCAATTTCACCGCCTGTCATAAAACTCGCACGTACCGCCATACAATACGCCACCGCACTATCTCCGTGGCGTTTGCCTGATTTGCCGTTGCTTCTTGCCTTGTCGATTTTGGGCACACCATTTATCACCACAATATGCCCTTGGTCTAAGATAATCTCTTCATTACGTGGAATCTTAATTAACTCGCTTTCATACAACGCCTTATATTTCGGCATCCATTCTCGATACCATTTATCATTGAGTTGCACCGTTTCCACCATGCTTGCGCCATATCGTAGCAAGGCACTTTCTGCCAAATATCCTCCGTTACCCGTAGCATCGAATGATGACCCAATAAAACGTGGCAATTTAGGTAACACAAACAACATAATTTGCTTTTGTTGGTCGTAAGGACAATTGCGAATTTCCAGTGTGAGTTCAATTTCCCTCGCCGTGCTTGGCTGACATGCACACACCGCAAACACGCTCAAGTCGCCACTGCGCGCAAAGTCCACGCCAAAACTATGGCGTAAATGGGGATCTAAGGCTTCCAGATGTGGTAGCACATCTTTAAGCAGCCATTCCATCGTCAGTACTTGCCGTTCTTCTTCCGAGTAGGTGATAAACTTGTCGTCACACTCAAATTTCAGGACGACTTTTGTCGGGTCAGCTGCACGATCAACAAGCGGGCGTGGAATATAACCGCCCGAGCTTTTCTTTGGCACACAATAGTATTCTTCCAGCGCGTCGTCTTCCGTTGCCGTGTCGCGCAACAGCCCTGCTTTCCAGTCCGCTTCTTTTTCTGCGCTCCAGTCTTGTTTGCTCACTTGGCAAATACGTTGGTATAAACCTTCCGCACAGGCATCATCAAGAGTAATCGTATGAATTGAATAGCTTTTACGCCCCGCACGGCTATCTTGAATCAATTGGTTGAACAGGTTATCTACGCCATTATGGGTGGAAATCAACCGCACTTTTGCCCCCCACATGGTAAGCGCGAGTGCAGCTTTTAATACTTCGGCTAACTTTTCATGGAATGAGGCTTCATCGATACACACAACCCCTTGCATACCACGCAAGTTTTTAGGATTAGAGGAAAGGGCCTTAATCTTAAAACCAGAAGCAAAATAAATCACATAAGTGAGAATATCTTTATCTTCGTCCTCCAACACTTCTTCGCTGATTTCGCCCGCTGCTTGATTAAACACACCTGCCCACATCGAACACGCATCAATAAACTCGCGTGCCATTTCTTTGTTAGAGCCGATATAAAAAACGTCAGACCCACCGTCTGACTTTGCTCTACCTGCAATCAACACATCGTCTGCCGCTTCCGCCCAAGTCAAACCAGTTCGGCGCGATTTTTCCGCAATTTTTAAAGGGCTATCATCTGCAATCCAGCGTTTCTGATAGCCCAACAGCACTTCATTTTTGTCGAACGGAATAAAATCAGGTAATTTTTTCACCGCACTTTTTGGATTTTTTGGCATTACGCCACCCCTAAAATCTTCGCCTTCAACATATCTACCGCATCCGCTGAAAGACCAGCTTTCACGGCAACATTCTCCGCCGTTTCAGCGGCAAGTTGCGCCACCTCTTTGCGAATTTTGCGCTCGCGCTCCTCGCTAATGGCCTGTGCTTGTTCGATACGGTTGGCAATCAACGCCAGCTGATTAATCACTTTCGGATCCACATCATCTAACTGACCAAGTGACATCGCTTTATCAAAAGCAATAGTTTTCACGGCTTCCATCAAGAGTTTGCCTACATCCGATTGCGGTGCCTCACCAAATTGTTTTGCCCATAATTCCGCCATCTCACGGCTTTCACGAATTTTCGCCCCCATCTTTTCCATTCGACTGGCATAACGGTTTAATCCTGTTCTGCTCAGTAACGCCGTCTCGGGCAAACCACAATCGCGGATCAATTCATTAATTTCGTCTAAAATTTCCGCCTGTGAAAATTGCTTATCACGCAACATCATCGCCAGTTGGGTTTTGATGTTAGGCGGCAATAAATCCACTTTACTGGCACGTCCACGGGTGTTTTTTTCTGTCATTTAAACCACCTTTAAACGTCCTTTAAATTTTTGGTGCAGGGCGTTTTACACCGTCCACTACAGCCTCACCGTTAGCCACGTCCACACCTCGTTGGGTAATAGAGGCAATCATAAAGCCGTCGCCTAAACGCTCAATTTTCACCAAGCCTTGCTCTTCCAGCCAATTTAAATGGGTGCGAACCAAATCACGGCTGATTTTATGCCCGTATAACGCCAAACAATCATCTAAAATTGACTCATTCGCATCGTAACCGGCTTCCACAAGAGAGCGTAAAATCACAAGACGTTGATCTTTGGTAAAAATATTTTTATTCATTCTTTACTCACTTCCTTTTCAATTAATAACGCCACCTGATGATTTAAGGTTTTAATATTGGTGCTTAACACATCGCTTTTGCCTTTCATCTCTGTAATCAAAATCCGCAAATCAGATACGTCTTGCGAAGTCGGCAAATGGCGTAATTCTCCTTTCATTTCTGATAGGCTTTTTTCGTTGTTATCAATGGCTTTGCGCAAGTCAGCCACATCGGATTTACGCGCATATTTACTGTCCATTGTCAGCCAAAAATACGTCCACACAATGCCGCCGACCGCCATTACAATCGACCAATGCTTTTGTAAAAACTCGATAATCTCTAACATTATTTTCTCTTATTCGTCTTTTCTAATAAGGCTTGACAATCTACACAACAACGTGCGAAAGGTTGCGCCAATAAGCGCGCTTTGGGGATAAGCTCGCCACATTCATCACAATTTCGTCCGTCTTCGGCAATCTGTTGAATGGCTTCCGCACTTAACGGATTGATTCGGCGTGCTGCTTGTTGCAAGGCTTCAATCTGTGATTCACGTTCGACGAGCTGGTCTAAAATATCTGTCATGGGGTTCCTTCGTTCTGACTACAAATCTCACGATAAGTCGCATTATGTACCGCAATTTGTCGCAAGGTTTCCGTGGTATCTTGTCTGCTGGCAGTGATAATGCCAAATCCACTACAACTTGGATTAATCACGGAGATCGCCTGATTGCTGCAGGCGGTTAATGACATCATCACGGCTAGTGTTACGAGTGTTTTCTTCATTTTTCTTTCTCACTTCAAAATGTTTTACTTGCGTGTCTGCCACGGCTTTTTCGCGTGCCAGCTGTTCATTGCTTTTTAATAATCGGTCGATTTCACGGCTTGCGCGTTTTAGCTTATACGCCACATAAAGCACCACCAAAACGCCGCACACTGCCACCGATAACATTAAATCCAATCCCATTAAATCCCCCTTGGTCGGTAAGGTTCTTCCGGTTTTTCCACGTATTCTTCCACCGTACGTTCTTGCGCGACTTCTTTCGCGCGCTCACGGGATTGATACGCCATCACTGCGCCTTTGGTGGCTGCAGAACCTCCACAAAAACAAGCAAAATAAAAAAACAAATCTGTCACCGTAGAACGGTCAAGATAGACCGCATAAATCAGCACACCCGCCATCACCAAAAAACCGAAAAACTGAATAAAGCCCGTTGTACTGGCTCGGCCATCAACATTGGTAAAAAGTTCAAGCAACTTATTCATCGGCATAATCTCCACATAATCACTTCGGCTGCAGTCGGTTTCCCTCTAAATACATAACTCCACGCATTTTTACTGTAAAAGTGCGGTCGATATTGCGTGACTTTTTGAGGCTTTTGAAACCAATTTAAAACACGTTCAAACATGCATAAAAACTCAAACTTCATTATCGATTGCTCCATATCTCAAATTTTGTGCCACACGATCCACCCAACCTTTGCCATATCGGTCAAAGTTCTTTAATCGGGTGTAAAAATTCAGGCGTTCGCCGTTTAACACCATCAACGTGTCAGAGATTGGATTGTGATTGATGGCCTCAAGAGAGTATTTACCGATGATACCGTCATCTAACACCCCAACCGCACGCTGTAACATACGGCTCGCATTGCCAAAGCCGTGATTCACTGCCGCATCAAAAAATTGATATGCCACGGCATCCGGCATTTGCTCACAGTTGTAACGCAACCAAAATGCGCGGTAATAGATTTCGTAGGCTTGTTGGCGCGTCATGGTTTTCATGTTGCCGGTGTAGCCGTTCGCCATGGCGGTGCGTTTAGTGACACCCCAATTGGTTTCGCCACCTGGGTCACGCGGGTCATTAACATAACCGCCTTCATGTCCGATTAAGCGGTTAAAGATTTGTGTAAAGGTTAGAGACATAAAAAAACTTCCTTTAAAATAGCTTTAAAGGAAGTTTAAAGAATGAGGAAGAAAGGTGAATTTGTGGAGTTTCAGGCTACCAAAATAACTTATACATAATGTAACAAATTAAAGCCCAAAAACCTAAACCAAGCACAAATTTGAATAAAGTCCAAATACCGCTTGTAACTTTAATAACGGAAACAAAGAAATTCGCAATGAGCCAAACCAAAAAAGTAAACGCATAACCAATTTTGTTTCCCAGTGTCAATTCTTTCCAACTCGCTGCACCAAAATCAATAAAGGCTGGTGGCGGTGTGAAATTAGGTTCATTTTGAGTGTTGGATTCTGGGGCGTTTCCTAGTTTTTGCCTATTATAAAGCCCAGTGCCAGGAATACTGGTATTGAGATAAGTACCATTTTGACCCACATTGATGGATGCGCCTTTACCGCCAAGTGTCGCACTTACACCTTTTTTACTCACATTGATATTTACACCAGGAGCAATTTTTACTCGTTTTCTTAATTTAAACGACATAATATAAGCCTTATTCAAACAAATCACGCTGATAACGTTTACGCAACAACGCCCGCTGTTCACGCAAAATCGCATAAATATGCGACTCGCTTAAACGGTATTTGCTCACCAAGTGAGACGCATTTCTGCCGTCAAACTCGTGATAAATTTGCACATTACGTAACGCATCTTTCAACACATCGCCAGTAGGTAAATACACGGATTTACCGCCAAAATAATGCGCCATCACGCCAGTTAATTTTGCGGCTTTGCTTTTTGCATTATCCGCATTTTCCCCTTGGCGCACAAGCTCACAGGTTAAAATATCAATAATTTCCGCCAACGTGCTCGGCCACTTATGCATAATCTCATTTGCAGGTACATGGTCTAAATGGTCGAACAACGCACCGACCATCACGTGATCGTCGGCAAATAAATCTTCTTGAGTATTTAATTGTGCGCTCATCGGTAATCCTTGTGGCAGAAATATAAATGGCAGAATTATATAAAATTGCGATTTCTCAGGGGAAAATATTTTTAAGATGGGAAATAAAGAAAGTAAGTAATTATTTGATTTATAAAATAAAAACCGCCATTTCTGGCGGTTAAAAAAGTT